TGGAGAAATTACATTAAATGTAGTTCCTCTCAAATACTTAGACTCGATTACTGTTGTTTTTAAAAATAATAAAGTTTGGGAAATTAAAATAAGTTCAAAACAGGCACAGGAAGATTGGGATTCATTTGAAGTGAATCTTAAAGAAATGCTTGCCTCTTACGAAAGTGAAATAGACAATGTTGATTTTAAGCTCGATACAGAAAGAGTTAAAAAAGACATGATTACATATACTAATAAATTTTTAAAGAAAAGAAAATTAAAATGACAGTAAAACTTTTATCATACTCACAACCAACAAAAGAATTTGCTGATTTAGGTATTGATGATGCACAAGAACTTATTGCGTATTGTGCTAGGGTTAGCAATCCTAGCAATCAATTAAACACAGAGACTAGTGAAAAACTTATTAATTATCTAGTTAAACACGCCCATTGGAGCCCACTTGAAATGGTGTCGGCTTGTGTTGAAATCGAAACTACTAGAGACATTGCCCGTCAGATACTTAGACACAGAAGTTTTGCCTTTCAAGAGTTTAGTCAACGCTACGCTGATCCAACAAAGGATCTTAGCTTTGTACTGCGAGAAGCACGTCTACAAGACACTAAGAATAGACAAAACAGCGTAGAGACAGACGATGAAGAATTAAAAGCACGTTGGAATCTTATGCAGCAACGTGTGATCGACGAAGCCAAATATGTATATCAGTGGGCAATTGATCATGGCATTGCAAAAGAACAGGCTCGTGCAGTATTACCAGAAGGCAATACAGTTAGCCGTGTGTATATGAATGGCACACTGCGTAGCTGGATTCACTTTATTGAATTGCGTAGTGCTAACGGTACGCAAAAAGAGCATCAACTAGTGGCGGTTGCGTGTGCTCAAGCAATTTCAGCTATATTTCCAATGGCTTCTAAATTAATTTCTTGATCTAAGAACATTTCCGGAGGGAACATTTTAATGTGTGATTCAAATTGTTCTCTTAACCATTCATAATCATTAATCATAGCAAGGGCGTTTTTATCGCCCTTATATGTTTTTCCGTACCATTCTCCTGCACTAGCACCACCTTTTACATATTCACCTAAAGGTCGTCTTCCTCCTTTTGATGTCCAAGCTAACAGTCGGTCGTCTGTTTCTGTTTGCACTTGTCTATCAATAACACCTGATGCTAGTTTAACACATTCTCTAAATGCGCTGCGCCATGCGTTAAAAGGATTAGTTGCAAAATTATTAATGTTTGATATCTCATCCATTATTTTAATTTTTGCACCTATACTAGTTGTAATATCAACTGCGGTTTCTTCATCTGCCATTAGAATTAAATGCTTAGGTATTAACTTAACGCCACTATGTCCGTATTCTAATTGATTAATAGGATTAATGCTTTTCCAGATATGTACTACATCAAAGTCCCATTCTGGAATATCATATTCAAAATCAAACGCATCTATTACCGTTGCATCAGCATCTACTACCCAGAAAAAATCTGTTTGACTTTGTTTTGCTGCTTCCAAGTGTGCATTAAAAATTCCCTTAATTCCGTTAATAATTTTTACGTCAGGTCTCTTTTCTGTTACATATCTTAAATTTTTACTTGCATTATTTTCGTCGTACTGTATAAAGAATACATCATGTGGCGGCTTTCTAATCAAAGTTGTTTTGATAATTTTTTTATCGGGAAATTCACCTTTTGTTTCGTCTACTGCTAAATCTCGGGGAACAAGATATACACTAGCAGATTTTGATTGGAATATATGTAAGTACTCTTTATCCCATGCTTCCACATTATAATCCATTAGGCTTTCCCAACCTATAGTTTCTATATCAATTAACCAAGAAAAAGAAGTTTTTGCAGATGCTGATGTCTTCTTTATAAGATTAAATATACTACCAGATAATAATTTAAATGTTGCGTGAGGATATTTTAATATCAATTCATCAACTAATTTTCTGTTAGCATCTGTCTTATGTCTATAATAAAATTTAATGTCTTTCATTCTTTATCCAGGAATCCTGCTCCTGCCCTATATTGTTGTATGTGTACTGCTTTAAAAAATTTACTAGAATCTGCATGAGGTTCTGCTATTTCAAGATCGAGTGCGTTTTGTAGTTCTGTTCCATAATAAGAAATTTTAGAATCTAAATCTGCAATTCCTTCTACTTGATCTTTCCACACCTGTGTTAGGTAATCAAAATCTCTAACCTGTACATAATCCCAATTAGTACAGTTAGTCATGTAGCAACCATGTCGTGCACCTAGTATAGCCCATAGTCCATTTTCTACGTCTGCCCCTACATTAAGCCATACACGTAATCGATCTAAATTCTTCCAATGAATTTCTTTCTTAAATTCTTTGTTGGCTGTTTTAACTCCACGATCAAGTGACATTTTTACACCTTCACGGAATCCTGCTCGCCATGCCTGGAACGGACTTGCGTTATTATATACGTCACTATAACAACTGTTCATCTGTATATATTCTGCATCCCAGCAAAAATCTACTTGTGCATTAGGATCATCAGCAGGTGCGTTTTCATGTGTTTTCATGTCTAAGACATATTGCTTAGGCCATAACTTTAGTCCACCGTTGCCATACATAAGTCCGTTAACTACATTATACCCTGCCCATGATATAACACATTTTGATAAATCTTTATGCTCGTCAAAATTAACTTCTTGATTAAGAAAGTCTTCACGCACAATATTGTCGCCGTCTACGGTAACAAATCTATCAGTGTCACTTAGTCTAGCACATGCCTTGTGTGCTTCATCACTACCTTTAACACCATGTACACGTTTAGCCCACGGAACTTTAGCGCATAAATCGGCATAGTTCTTTTCAGCATTTGGCTCATCGTAACTAAGATAGATAATATCGTAGTCTAAAATTTTAACTGTTTGTGTCATATAATATTTGATATCCAATTGTTGAGAAAAACTTTCTCACAAATATTCTGTTTTCAATGTTTGCTTCTCTAGAAGAAGTATGTGCTATATATAATCGATCAGTATTAATTAGATCATTTAGTGACATTTTAATACCCCTAATTAACATATTATTATTGTTTTTATCAACTACAAAAACTTCAAATTTAGTATTAAGATTATGTGATTGCAATGCGTCTCGTTGATCTGGCCTTAACTGAAATCCCCATTGCTCCAGCAAAGGATAATTTTCAATAGTAAACATACTATCCCAGTTATCCACTAATGGCACTTGTTCAATCGAAGCTAGCTTAACATCACCCTCTGACTTAGAAACAATAGTTGGAGTAGTTTGATCAGCGAATATAATCTTATAATTAGACGATTGTTTTTTACCGATTAAAAATGGCCTAACTACTGCATAATCAACATCTATAGAATTAGTAAATTCTAAATTTTCTTCGTTGGTTATTGATAATATATCTCCAGTATCTTTACTAAAATATACTTTGTAGATAACTGGCACATTACTTATTGCAAGGGCCTGAGCTAGCAGTTCCGGTGGAATAATATCTTCTTCTGGATTATACATTTAATTTCTTTATAATTTCGTCAGTTAAAAACTGGTCTTCAACATAATGAAATACTCCGTGTTGTTTAAAATTATTCAAGTACAATTCTTGAGTATCAGTAAAGTTAATCAATAACTGGCTAAGGCATGATTCAGGAATTGGATCCCAACCTTGTAATGCTGGCTTCATGTGAGTAAATGTAAAAGGAGAGTTAGCACTTACTATAGTATCGTCAATGCCTAATATTTTGGCAGCAATAGCAACTGTCACATCCATACTAAAAAACTTTTGAGAATTTTTAGGAGCAATATCATAATAAATTCGTTGCCAGTTATTAGTAATAAACTCTACTACTTTAAAAAATTCTAAGGAGCGGTCTGATTTGTTAAAATAAAACATACCACAGTATAAATTTGGTAAATCGTTTTCAACAAACATTTTTCTGTAAGTAGTATCAGTTATTACTCGGTGTTTGTAATCAGTAACATGGCTGGTAAAAAATAAATCTCTGCCCCTAACCCATTCCCATACCTTCTCAATATTATCTAATACTAACATATCAACATCTAACACAATGGTTTCATCGTAGGGGCTAGCATGATATAATTTCCATCTATTTTCAACTTTCCATTCACTTGCACTGGCAGAATCTCCGAAAGGGATAGGAATAATTTTATCAAATGCGGATAGGTATTGTTCCGGAACAACGTCGTCCGTTACAAGACTGATATTATTAATATTAGGCTGTGTTGCCTTAATACTTAATGCTAATACATACGCCTGGCGTACATAATCAGTAGCAGTGTTTTGTGCTATAACTAAGTAACCCTGCGTCATAATATTGTCTCAATATATCTTGTTAGACTATATTTGTTCATCACATGCATGTCTAAATTATTTGTTTTTGTAGCAATATATTCACCAGAATAGTTTTTCTTTTCTACTAAAAATTGTAATGCACTATCTTTTATATCAATTAAAACATCTCTATCAAGAGTATAATTCATTTTGCCAGGCAGCGGCTTAACAAATTCTTCGCCCATTATATGTATTGCTATGCTAAATGCAAAATCATTTCGAAACACTACAGAGTCAATATTATATAAAGATCTATAATAACTCCAGTTAGCTTTAATATATTTTACAATATCAAAAAATGCTCGATTGGCTGTAGATTTTTTAAAGTAAAATGCAGTAGCCCAATAGAACGGAATTGATGTCTGATTTAAATATTTAAAGCTACTATCGTCTCTCCATTGAGCTAAATCAAAACTATCTCGATAAATTAAAAAATCATTAACATTATTCCAGATACCTGCTAGAGTATTACTGCTGATAATATAATCGCTGTCAATGACTAGTGTTTCGTTGTATGGGGTTAGCTCGTAACAATCAGACCTACTTAAATTTTTCCAAGTTAATGTTTTACCTGATAGAGTTCCGTCATAGAACTTTTTTGTTTGACTAGTATCTGAATTTATAGTTATGATTCTATCAAATACAAGTTTAGCTGTAGGTTGACTTTGTAGCAACCAATCCTTGCTATCAGTAACTAGGCTCACTGGGACGTTTAAAAATTGTTCTACTCGTTGAGCAGCATATAAAGAAATTTTTGCATAATCAATTTCACTATTATTTTGTGCAAAAATTAATACGCCTCTAGTCATAGTTCAACCAATCCCTCAACACGGCGTTTTGATTTTATATCACTGTATTTGGCTAGGTATGCATTAGTAGCTAAACCGTATACGTTTAAAATATTGTTAAGAAATTCTTTTAAATTTGTAACATTCTGAGGTATGTTATTGTCATCTAAAATAATCGACTCAGTATTTTCAAGTTCAATTAACGTATGTACAAAGACAATTAATTCTCGAGAAACAGTAAAGCTCGATCCTTGGAAATAATATACTAGACTTTGTTTATATTCTTCTAGTGCAGTCTTTCTAAGATTGCTTAGTGTAGCCAT